TTACAGGAGTTAAGCGGATATGACCCTAACAGCAACGCGGCAAGCGCATCAGTCACTACAAGCGGTAGTGATACAGGCGATGCAAACGCTAAAGCCGCCGCCGCGCCTAAACGTGGCAGAGTGGGCAGACCAAGAAAGGCGACTGTCATCGGAAGCTAGCGCGGAGGCTGGCAGATGGCACACCAGTCGGGCTGAATACCAGCGCGGCATTATGGAAGCTATATCTGACCCGACAATAAAAGATGTTGTAGTAATGGCTGGCGCACAGGTCGGCAAAACAGAAATCCTACTAAACACTATCGGTTATCACATAGCGCATGAGGCTTGCCCTATTCTGCTAGTCCAGCCTACGCTGGAAATGGCACAGGCGTTTTCTAAAGACAGGCTAGCACCTATGCTACGCGATACGCCTATACTGCGTGGCAAAGTTAAAGACCCTAGGGCTAGAGATGCTAACAACACGACAACGCATAAAGTGTTTACTGGTGGGCATATATCACTAGTCGGCAGTAACAGTGCCGCAGGGCTGGCATCACGACCTATCAGGGTAGTGCTGTGCGATGAGGTGGATAGATACCCTGCCAGTGCGGGTGCAGAAGGCGACCCTATCCAGCTAGCGCGTAAACGTAGCGCGACATTTTGGAATAGAAAAATTGTTATGGTTAGCACCCCTACTAACAAAGGTGCGTCCCGTATAGAAAATAGTTTTGAAGAAAGCGACCAGCGCAGATATTACGTACCCTGTGAAGATTGTGGGCATAGACAGGTGTTGCGATGGTCTAATGTCAGATGGGATAAAGACCAGCCAGAAACAGCGCACTATATGTGTGACGAATGCGGTAGTGTCTGGGATGATGCAAAACGCTACAGGGCTATTCGGCAGGGCAGATGGATGGCTACAGAAGAATTTAAGGGCGTAGCTGGTTTTCACATATCTGGCATATATTCTAGCTGGACACCTCTAGCAGATGCGGTGCGCGAATTTCTGTCAGCAAAACGAATGCCAGAAACACTGCGGGTATGGACTAATGTGTATCTAGCTGAAAGCTGGGAAGATCAGGGCGAACGTGTTGATGATTACGCAGTAGCAGAACGCGCAGAGACATTTGGGCAGTTTGTAGATGAACGGGTAGAACTGATAACGGCGGGTGTAGACGTACAGGACGACCGATTAGAAATCGAGGTAGTAGGCTGGGGCAAAGATGAAGAAAGCTGGTCGCTAGATTATAGGACAATATACGGCGACCCTAGCACACCGCAATTATGGCAGGATTTAGACAGCATACTAAATCAGCGTTTTGAGACAGAGGACGGGCGAGAAATAGCTATACGGTCTACTGCGATAGATAGCGGGGGGCATTATACACAAGCGGTTTATAACTATGTCAGGCCGCGTGAAGCTAGGCGGGTTTTTGCCATTAAAGGTATGGCTGGTGAAAGCCGACCGATTGCTGGCAGACCTAGCAAAAACAACATCGGAAAAATCAAATTATTTACGTTAGGGGTTGACACCATCAAATCATTGATTTTTTCACGATTAAAGATTACAATAGAAGGCGCAGGGTATTGCCATTTTCCTGATGACAGGCCAGATGAATATTTCAAACAGCTAGCGGCATCAGAAAAAATCGTTACTAAATTTCACAAGGGCTTTCCGAAAAAAGAATTTGTGAAAACTAGAAATAGAAACGAGGCATTAGACTGTCGGGTGTATGCTTATGGGGCGTTGGCTATCTTAAACTTGAATGTAAATGCCATAGCAGACAGACGCGCTAAACAGGCTGAAGAGTCAGCAACAGACGAGGTCGTGCAACAGGCGCGGCCTAATCCATTAATGAGAAAACCGCAACCTAGCGGTTTTGCAAATAGTTGGCGGTAGGCTATGGCGAATTTATTTGATGTTGCAAACGCACCGGAAGCAGAACCGCATCAGTTTGTTATCGGCGATTATGTCAATTGGAAACGCACCGACCTTATACAAGATTATCCAGCCGCGACACATAGCGTAGCATTTATAGCTAGATTATCATCTGGTGGTAATACTGAATTTACCATTAACGCAACATCAGCGACCGATTACTGGTTATTTACGATAACTAGCGCGGCATCAGCACTTTATACTAAAGGCCACTATCACTGGCAGATAGAGGTCGTAGAAACAGCATCATCTAATCGCATCGTAGTAGACCGTGGCACGTTAGACATTCTATTTGATATGGATGTTAATAACGTAGATCCGCGTTCACACGCGCAGATTATGGTTAATAAGATTGAAAGCATTTTAGAAGGCAAGGCTGACGCAGATGTTTCCAGCTACAGCATCAACGGGCGTTCACTTACAAAAATGTCTTTTGAAGAATTGTTAAACGCTAGAGATTTTTACCGTAAAGAATTCAACAAAGAAATTCAGCAAGAATTAGCTAAAAACGGTGAACAAACAAACAGCACTATTCTTGTAAGGTTTTAGATATGGGCGTTTTTGATTTTATGCGGAAGCCGAAGAAACAGAAGCGTTCTTACACTGCCGCAAACACAGGCCGATTATTCGCGGATTTCATCACATCATCACGGTCGGCAGATAGCGAAATACGGCCTAATCTGCGTGTAATACGCGACAGATGCCGCGAAGCTACCAGAAATCACCCATACGCAAAACGCTATATCCAGATAATGACGACTAACGTAGTAGGTGCAACAGGCATCACTATGCAAGTGCGTAAACGTAATGAAGATAATACGCTGGATGTTGTAGGCAACAGGCTACTAGAAAGGGCGTTTCAGGCGTGGGGGCGTACTGGCTTCTGTACTGTAGATGGTCGTCTAAGCTGGTTACAGGCACAGCGTTTGTTTATGGAAACGCTAGCGCGTGACGGTGAAGTGCTGATTAAGAAGGTTAAAAGGCCAGCCAATAACCCATACGGGTTTACGCTACAGTTTTTAGAAGCTGATTATTTAGACGAAGAATATAACAAGCGGATGCCTAACGGTAATGAGGTTAGGATGGGCGTAGAAATAGACAAGGCCGGAAAGCCTGTTAGCTATTTTATGTTTGAGGATCATCCGCATCACGACCAAGCATACGGCAGTAAAACAAAGCGCAAGCATATACAAGTGCCAGCTAGCGAGATAATCCATTGTTTTATACAAGAACGCGCCGGACAAACTAGGGGCGTACCTATGATGGCTAACGCCCTTTCCCGCCTTAAAATGCTAGACGGGTTTGAAGAAGCTGTGCTGGTTAATGCGCGTGTAGCCGCATCTAAAATGGGCTTTTTTGTTAGCCCTGAAGGTGATGGTTTTGTAGGTGATGATTACGATAACGCCGCGCCTATTATGGATGCATCGCCTGGCACGTTTACGCAGTTGCCGCAGGGTATGGATTTCAAATCATTTGACCCGTCACAGCCGCAGGATAACTTTGCAGATTTTGAAAAAGCTATTTTGCGCGGCATCGCATCAGGTCTAGGCGTGTCTTATGTATCACTAGCAAATAATCTGGAAGGTGTAAGTTATTCATCTATCCGGCAGGGTACAATAGAGGATCGCGACCATTTCAAAATGATGCAACAGTTTATGATTGATGCATTTATTGACCCTGTATATCGGGCGTGGCTGGAAATGGTTATAACTGTCGGTCGTGTCAATCTGCCTATGACTAAATATGACCTTTTTGCAGATAATGTTATCTACAGACCGCGTGGTTTTGCGTGGGTAGACCCGCAGAAAGAAATACAGGCTAGCGTTATAGCACTGCAAAACGGCATTGTAACTTTGCAGGATGTTCACGCGCAGTACGGTAAAGACACAGAAGATGTATTTGAACAGATAAACCGCGAGGCTGAATTGGCAGACCGCTACGGCGTAGACACAGCTTTTCAGCCGTTTGGCACTAAACTGCCTGTAGAAGCTACCATAAGCAGGGGTGAAGAAGATGGCGACCTATAAAGGTGTAGAAATCAGCTTAAAACCTACAGAGGGTATGGCGGCAGAAGCGCGTAAATTTCTTGACTGGCGCAAAGAAGGCAAGCAGGGCGGTACGGCTGTTGCTGTAGCGAGGGCTAGGCAGTTAGTGAACAGACAGGAATTATCTGCCGATACAGTGCGCCGCATGCACAGCTTTTTCAGTAGGCATGAAGTAGACAAACAGGCCGAAGGTTTCAGCAGTGGTGAAGATGGCTATCCATCTAAAGGCCGTGTAGCGTGGGCGGCGTGGGGCGGTGACGCTGGGCAAACGTGGGCAAGGGCAAAAGATGCGTCATTAGATAGAATTGATGAGGGCGATAGAGCCGCACCAGACGCGCTATCTGTCGGCGATTTTGTTAGCTGGAAATCATCCGGCGGCACAGCGCAGGGTGAGATAGAACGCATTGAACGTGATGGCAAAATTAACGTGCCTGATAGCGAATTTACTATTACTGGCACAGAAGATGACCCTGCCGCACTGATACGCATATATCAGCGCACAGACGAAGGTTATGAAGAAACAGACAG